ACTACTTTTTCTAAAAATCTTGATGACCAATCACCAGCCGAGAAATCTATTTTTTCTATTTTAAACATATGTTATTCGTTATCTGGGTTATAAATTATAAATACATCATCTTGGTCATCGTATGATATGGGTATGTTCTGTTCAAGACAATTTACCGTTAAAATTCCTTCTTGAACTACATTATATGCTAAAGATGGATTTAAATTTGTTGCAGAGTTTTGTTCGTATATTTTAAGATACCACTCACCACAGATTAAATCAACCACACATTCTGTTGGTGTGGTGTTTCCCGTTAATGATTCAGTAGCAGTATTAGACACAACAACCCCAAATAAATCGTAATAGGGCTCATAACTCACCACAGGTGGTATTCTGTATGGTATGAACTCTTTGCTTTGATTAGACAACTTGTGTGTCATCGACCACAAATAATATGTGGTACCTGTCAAGGTTGAGTTCCTCGTACAGGTTGCTGCCGGTTCATTTGCGGTTTGTTGGTTTAGGTAAATCATTTTACTTAAAATATTTGATAATAAGTGTTTATATTAGAATTTATACCTGTTAAATCAGCAGTTCTATCTGAACTCCAAAAAACCATTTCAGGTAAACTTACTTTTGAATATTCAGTTGTCCCTCTTCTTTGAATTTGTGTAAATATATTACTATAACCCGAAAGAGTGGCATCGCTATTTGAAACATCAACACCGTTTACTTGAATTACACCACCAACACCTGTCGGTTTAGCACCCGATAATAAAAGATAGTTTGTATTATTAGTATATGTTGTATTTCTTCTAACATTTGGGTCATTACCTATGAAAGCACCACCACCTGATGTTAAAATCGCAGTGATAGGTAAAATACCCGTACCAGCAAACCAAGCACCTGTGGATGTTCCATCGGTTCTCTTCATAGGGTATGTGCTTGTAAATACACTACTTGTTATTGTTGAAGTTAAATCCATCCAATCATTTGTTCCGTCAAATCTTAATATAGGTTTTGCACTTCCAGTACCCGTTAATGTTAATATTGCACCACTCGCTACAATCTGTGGTTGACTTGCGTTTGTTGTTTGAGTTGCATGATTACCATTACCACTTTGGTCATACCAAGTTCTGATAAAACCATTATCAGTTCCACCTGTTCCTACAAATGTTAGTAATGAAGCAGTATCTAAATTACCACTAACAAAACCTATATCTTGTTCGGTATTATCACTACTTCTTCTAACCCTAATAGAATTACCAGTATATGAATTTCTTAATTTTCTTACAGAATATGCTACAGTAGCACCTGAATAAATGTCAAGGAAAAGTGGTGCTGGTGGTGTGGCACTTGGTGTTACCGTAGGAGTAGGAGTTGCAGTACCAGTATTAGTAGGAGTTTGAGTAGGAGTAGCCGTTAAGGTTGTTGTAGGAGTTTGGGTAGGAGTATCCGTTATCGTTGGAGTAGGTGTTTGAGTTGGAGTATCCGTTATTGTAGGAGTTGGAGTTTGTGTGGCAGTAACACTCGGAGTTGGTGTTGTCGTAGGACAAGGTGCAGTATAAGTAAGAGTAAAACTTCTATTTGGTGTAGGTGAGCTCGTTATTCTTCCCTGAAGTGGATATTCTACAAGACTAATTGTATTTACACCAAAATAACCAGGTTCTATTACACCACCAACACCTGAGCTTAGCCAAGGGTCACCACTCATGTTCATAACACCCCAACCTAAATCAACACCAATTGCGCTGAATATACGAGCGTAAAACTTATTACTACCTGTCCTTTTAAATACGGTGTAATTTTTTCCGTCAGGGGCAGTACCTACGTTACCCGAGCCTAAAATGGAGTATCCATATTGGAAAGTACCACCAGAATAATCATATTTTCTATCGTAAAGACCGGTTGGGTCGTTACCTAAACCAATCCAATCACTAATTGTGAATTGTTCAGCACATACAGGATTTGCCGTTACTGTCGGTGTAGGAGTTGGAGTTGTTGTATTGGTAGGTGTATTAGTAGGGGTTTGAGTTGGAGTATCCGTTATTGTAGGAGTAGGTGTTGCAGTTACCGTATTAGTAGGAGTTTGAGTTGGGGTATCGGTTATCGTTGGAGTAGGCGTAGGAGTTGCAGTTGTTGTATTAGTAGGAGTTTGGGTTGGTGTATCCGTTATTGTTGGAGTAGGGGTTTGAGTTGGAGTATCCGTTATTGTAGGAGTAGGCGTAGGAGTTGCGGTAGATGTATTAGTAGGGGTTTGAGTAGGAGTATCCGTTATCGTTGGAGTAGGCGTTGCAGTTGCAGTTGTAGTGTTTGTAGGAGTTTGAGTAGGAGTATCCGTTATCGTTGGAGTAGGCGTTGCAGTTGCAGTTGTAGTGTTTGTAGGAGTTTGAGTAGGAGTATCAGTAACCGTTGGGGTTGGTGTATTAGTTGGTGTTGCAGTTGTAGTATTGGTAGGGGTATTTGTAGGCGTAGCTGGTGGCGTAGATGACGGAGTATTCGAAGGTGTTGTGGTTGGTGTTACCGATGGAGTATTGGACGGTGTATTAGACGGTGTAATACTCGGAGTTGGAGTTTTAGTAGGGGTAATACTCGGAGTTGGAGTAGGAGATGGTGATACGTCAGATATAAATGATGAATAGATATCAAGGATTGCTCGGTTCTCACCAAGATAATTTGAATATTGAACCCTTCTAAAAATCTTACTCATCTTATTTTAACTTTTGTATAAGCAATTTCTTTTATATCTTTCAAAATCTTACTTCTATCAACTTCTTTTACCTCATATAAGGACAAGTGTAGGTCTTCTAAAAATAACCACTCAGGCTCGTTTATTTCATTATCTACAACAACCTTTTCATAAGCATCCTTACAGATGTTAATCCATTCAGGTTTTTGGATTATTTTAATATAAACCATTTTATTTCCAAACTGCCATTATTAAAATATCACCATTACTTGTTGATGCATGTGATGTAGATACAGTTCTTGTTCCTACCGAAGTTGTTTTAAAATCAGCACCAGAAATACGGACTGGTGGTTCAATATTTCCATCATATCTTTCAGTAGCATTTGTCCAAGTAATTCCAACTTCAGCACCAACAGTGGTTGTTGCAATACCAACTGCATTAGTGTTTAATGAAGTGGTTGTTAATGACAAACCTGTTGATGTTCCAGCATTTGTTTTTCCATTATAAATTGGTGTTGTTTGATTATAATTTTCAATTCTCCACCAAGCAATGTTTGTATTATCCGCAGGCCCACTCCAAGTCGTTGATAAAATATTTGTTGCTGAGGTTGTTACAATATAATATAATGCATTTTGAATCCAACCACCAGCACCTCTTTCTTGTGTTTGTTGGTCAATAAGGGTAGCACTAACACCACCAACAGTTAAAGAATTTGAAGTTCTTGAACCAGCAGCACTACAAGCAACAGATAATACAATCAAACCAATACCTGTTGTTTCTGTACCTGAAGTATAAGTTGTTTGTGAATCACCATTTTGATAACCAGCTACAAATGTAATCGTTGGGTTTAATGGTACTGTGCTTGATGGGGTTACCGTAGGAGTAGGAGTAGGAGAACCAGTATTAGTTATTGTTGGAGTAGGTGTATTGGTTGCTGTAACGGACGGTGTAGGAGTTTGAGTATTTGTTGGTGTTACACTCGGGGTTGGAGTTGGACTCACAGACACCGCATCTTGTGGAACATTTCCTGGCATTTGTAATACCGGTATCCATACATTTCCATTATCGTTTTTTTGACCGTATGGTTTTAACATATCCTGATAATCAGGGTTTGCTTTTTTCATCACTTGACCTGCGGGTCTGTATTTTCTACCGTTCCATTCCATATCAATAAATAGGGCTAAAAAGGGGGCATTTGCATACCCCCTTTGGTTTTTTGAATTTATTATTCTGCCGACACAGTAATACCTGTCATTACAGCCGCAAGGGTTGTAGTTACAAGAATTTCTTGTGTAGCGTTTGGTTCTCCACCTACGATTGTAAGTGCAGATACACCATTTAGGTCGGAATAAGCCTGACCTGTCTGAAGAGTACCAGCGGTAACTAATGCACCATTTTGGAATGCCACAGACCAATATCTACCGTTGTTGTCTTCAACAATTGCGAATATGTTATTCTGTGCCACCAAATTTTGGAACAAGTTACGTAAACTGGTTGCCATCTTCGGTAAATTTATGGTTAAAGTTGGTTCGAATACAACTGACTGTGAAGTGGTATTAACTGTAATTGCTTCAGTCAAAGATGAACTCTGTTTTACCAATTCAAACTTGTAGAACACTCCTGAACCACTGATAGCAGTGATTTCGTCGTCTACGTTTGTAGTGTAACCACTAATTGTGTTACCAGAATTACCAAGAATCCAAAGTGATTTTAAACCACCAACAGATGCATTTCTACAATCCAACGTGTAACCTTCTGTTATAAAACATGACATAATTTCTATATATTAATTTAAAGGTTTATTAAGACATTAAAGTCCAAGAATCGATGTCGAATACACCAACTCCGTATGTAGCGTGAAGGTTAATTTTGATGATGTCCTCAAATGGGTCATACATTGACTTAACAGTCATTTGTTCACCATTCATACCTACCATAATGTATTGAGCAGCTCCTGCGTACAACTTATTAACACCTGTTAATGCTTGTGTAGGAACAACTCTTACGTTTGAACCAGGAAGCATTACAGACCACTCTTGACCTTCAGTTGAACCTGCAGCGTCAAAAGAGAATAAGTTGATGAATGAGCTATTTCTCATCGATGCAATCAACGCTCTGTATTTGTCGTATCCGCAGTAGATAACCAAGTCATTTCTGTGAAGGATATTCTCATCCATAGCTTGATAAAGTGCAGTAAATACGTCTAAAGCATTGTTTGCAGTGATTGCAGTGTATGTTACGTTTGTAGCACCATTACCTGTGGTAATTAAGTTAGTTACTCCGTTAAAACACTGACTGTTGTATTGTGTTGCACCTGTTGCAGTTGAGTTTAACCATAACTGATATTCAATTTGGTTAGCTGTTCTGTTAGAGATATCGGTAAGGATTGTCTCTTCAAATGGTACCGCCTCGTGGAAGTTAGCATTTGACAAGTACTGTGACAAGTATGTATCATACAAATCGTATGGACATAACTGCATGTTTGCCTTCTTATTACATAATGCAACCTCAACTACATCTTGAGTTGTGTTACCTGATGGGTCGAATCCGCAAGACAAGTCCTGAAGGATTACATCGTTAGTTACATAACCTACCAATTCGGTTGTTCCTTTCAAGTTAGCACGTACCATAGAATACTTTGGTAAAGTAAGACCCAAGAATGCTTTGATAAGCATATCTGAACCATACTGTTCGTACGTTGGAAGACCACTCAAATCGTAGTTAAAACTAAAACTTTTTGTTTTATCTGTTTTCATAATTTTTAATTTTATTTTATTTTATTTTTTAATTCCGTTTTTGATAAGATTTAATTTCCAATCTAAAACACTTTCTTG